GCTCTTTAAGCCACGCAATTGATTACGGGACATTTTGTGTCTTTCAACTGTGTATTCTGCGTCGTCCATACTAGCCGCTTCTGGATCAGGATAGAAATTCCACACGGATACATGGTTAGTTGATGGTACTGTTTTAACTAAAGGATCGTAGTCACCTTCTTCATCCCAGTTTGGATATTCTTTATCTAAAGCAAACGGACCTTTCATTACGCCCGTACCTAGTAGTGCCATTTCAAATGCCATGCTACGCAAATGTTTAGATGCACCAGACTCAACTAGTTGGTCGTGTATCTTCTTTTCCATTTTTTTAGCGGCAATCATTGCAGGATGAAAAGTAACTGTAGTTGAAGCCTCGCCATCTCCCTCAATTAATTTATCAGAAACAGGAGCTAATTTTTCTTTTAGTGGTCCTAATCTTTTTTCTAAGTCTCTGAGTGACTCCCCTGGATTTAACTTTGTATCGGGTCCTATGATAAAAGGTTCTGGAGAAGGGTCATTGAACGTACTTTTTAATACCTCCAGACCAGCTTCTGCGGCTGGATCTATATTGATATGTACTGACTCACTAACACCATCAGGTAAAACAGTAGGGTCCACAGTTAGAGGAAATTTATTATTACCAAATAGAACATCAATTATCTGACCATATGCAGCCAGTGTCTTAGTCTTGGTAACTTTAACAAATACACGAGACTTTTCTGTTTCAGTAAATTGAACATCTGGTCCATATAAACCTCTATAGTTTCTATAAGCTCTTAGCCATCTTTTCTCGTCTCCTTCTCTGGAATCTTCTGCTCTTTTAAATCTTTCCGATACAAAAGAAACAACCGCATCAGACGAATCAAAGATTTTATCTTCTGCGTCTTTTGCGGCTACTACATTGTCGGTTTCAAATGATAGGTCGTCTATTTCTGCCATATTTAATATCCAAAGCTAGGATCAGCCGCTTGAAAGCCTGATCGTTGTGTTGCTGGGTTGAAGTCCCATATAGAACTTCTAGGTCTTGTCATAATTCCGTATCTTAAAGCATCATAAAGGTGATCTTCAGAATTAGTATCTACATCTTCTGGGTTACGTTTGTCTAAAGGAATAGCTGGTAGTTGTGCTATTGTGTTTGTACATGTAGCCATAAACACCATCCGTGGTTTTTCTGTAAACTCATCAACTTGTAGTCTTCTATGCAATTCGTTCTTTCCTGACACCCTAGAGCCTTTTGATCTATCAGAGGGTCTCCATCTACACCCCTTCATATTCATTTGTTCAGCTAGGCTAGGACCAGTGTCTCCTCTATTATGCCATAACGAACTATCAAGTACTCCGTATCGTATTGTGCCATCTTCTTTTTCTGCGTCAAGTATCATGTCAGCTAAGTCAGTTGCTGTAACTTTAGAACAGTATAATTCTCTGTATATTACTAATGATTCATCTGGTGCTACTGCTAACCATACAACGCCTGTGTGACTTCCGTAGCCGTAGTCGCAAGCTCTAAACTTTGTCCAGTTGGTTGGTATCTTGTATGGATCAACTACGTGTATCTTTCTATTAAACTCAGGAAAAGCAGCACCTTCATTTACATCCCAGTTACCTTCTAGTAATTGTTTTCTTGAATGTTCTGGAAGAGAAAGAAGCATTGCTTCGTAGTCGCCACTCTCAGCCAAATAAGGATTGTCAAATAAACTAGCAGGAATAAATCTACGTCTAAATAAAGGTTGGCCTTCTTTAGTGTGGCCTTTAGGAAATCGTATTTCTTCTCCTGTCTCTATATTTGTAGCCCAAAAAGGTTCTCGCAAAGGAGAAGGATCAATAAACATTTTCTTAACCCATTGATGTCCAAGACCACCAGGGTTTGTAGTAGCTCTCATGTACAAACCGAGTTCTTTTGAGAAGGCACTACGTAAACGAGATCTCATATAGTCCCAGGCGTAGGAAGAACTCCATTGTGTTAGCTCGTCAAAACCGATCCAGTTAAATGCCTGACCTTGATAACGTGTAACATCCATATCTTTGTCGAGGTACGACATCCAAAGTCTTCCACCTCTAGGTGAGGTCCACTGACTTTTCCTCTCAGACCATTTGATACCTGGTATTGCACGAGGGTATAGTTCTTGGCTTTTTTGTATAAGTTCACGTAGTTCCTCAGTTGTGTGTCTGACTAGTAGCCCACTAAAGTTAGGACTGTTTAATCCATGTAATGGATCAGCTAACATTGCATAAGATTTACCACCACCTGCAGCACCACCATATAAAACTTCTCGTTCCGATGATGATAAGAATTCTGTTTGTGGGCCAGCATTAGGCTGGAAAACTATGTCTTGTGCAATTTCTGTGTCAAACGGAGCAGCCATTGGGACTGCAGGAACTGTTTTATTCTGCTGTGGGCTTTCTATCGGAGTAGGCTCCAACTCTACCGTTTTCGAGCTTTTCGATCTCTTGTAGCGTTTCTTGGAGACGTTGGGCAAGTCTCCGTTTAATAATAACTGTTTTCTTACGTTTTCGCTCAATGCTTAATCTTTTCTTTAAACCCATGTGGGAGATACTTCTCCCTGTTTGTCTTGTCAGCCATTGTGCTACATCTCTAATACTATACTGTTTGACGTGCTGTTTGGCAAGTTCTAATGCGTCAAGCTCGTGTGCTATTGGCTCTAGTAGTCTTTCATTGGTAGGATTAACTTCATATCCAAATGGAATTTGTCGTAAGGATACTCTTGCTATTGTGTGCCAATTTCTCTCTTGGCCTCTGCGCGGCTTTGGTAGTTCCCAATAGCCTAAGTCTCTTTTAGTTATTCGTTCGTACCTTCTTTAGCTGGCAATATAAATACGCCACCACCAGAAGAATTTACATCAACTCGATCTACTTTACCAAAGCCACCTCTGTCTAATAGATCTTTAGCTGCAGCCATCTTGTCTCGTATGCCTAACTCAGTAGGATCATCTAAAGCTTTAGCCATAGCTACTGCAGCTTTAGGTGCAATCTGAACTAGGTACTCAGTTGTTGCACTCATTATTTCATCTTTTAAAGAATCTCTTACAGCCTTAGTAGAAGTGCTGTCACTATAGCCTGCAAGTTTTTTTGCTAAGGCATGATTACCACCTGCTTCATCGAACAAGACTTCTAAGAATTTAGTTTGATTATCAGTTAATACTCGTGTCATTATTTCTTTTTCTTCCTGCTAGGTTTTTTGGCACTTCCAACTTTTGCTTTTGCTGTCTTTGTAAGATCTTTAAAGTGAACTAGGGGTTTAGAACTTTTAGTGTGAGTTTTACCTGTATGTAAAGAACCATCTGGCATTTTATGATTAGCCCCATTGTACTCTGTTCCATCTTTTAAATAATGTTGTACACCTTTTGCCATGTTATTGTCCTTTTCCTGCAAATGCTGATCCTGTTAGTATAGCTCCAAAAGCTAAATGAAACAAGCCTCCACCCATTAAAGTAAATGGACTGTGTTGACCTGTTAGTTTTTTCATCAATTCCATTTGTACCATTGGTTCTGTTGTTGAGTTTATTATAGTCATAAATTGTGATATATCAGGTCTATTAATTCCGTACCAAATTGGCACGAACATAAAATCATAAAAACATATTAGTAAGTATATAATAAGAGCTGACCAACGCCAAGTCATTGTACTTTTTTGTTGAGGTGTTAACCCTTTGTTCATTTAAAGGCACGGTGGAGTACACATTAGTTTGTTAGTTCCGTAAAACATAACAACTATAAATACTGCAAGAGCTAAGCCTATCCATATCCATTTGTTTTTCATTGTTATCTCCTTAGCATTTCTAATGCTGTTTCTAATGTCTCATTATTTCTACGAGTCCAACCCTTACCAAATGTTTTAAAGGTAGAAAGACTTTCATAAAACTCCTGACGAGTAGAGTGCATCTTAACTACTATGTCTTTATGTGTAAAGTTTGCAACAGCTTTCAATGTCATAGGACCAATGCCACCATCAGCAGTAACGCCCACAATCCTCTGTAAGGCTTTCGCAGAACGGCCCACTCCACTATTAACGCCCCAGTCAAATACAGACCAATCAACTCCACTAGGTAGACCATCACATCTCCCACGATCCCAATAGTTTTTTCTGTAGATAGGAGATACATCTATTGGTGTTAACGCTCTCATCTCTTCTTCGGTGGCGTTACGATTAGTGTATGCATCGTATACAGCTTTAGTAACGCCTAAATTTGTCATGCCTCCGGGGTCTGATGGATGATTTACAAAACCACCTTCATGTTTCAGAAGCATGTTTAAGCAAGGTATAAAGTTTTCTGCGCTCATTTCTTAGCTATCTTCTTTGTCTTCTCATAGGAGCGTAGTCCCCCTAATCCTAGCATTCCCATTAAAACAGTCATAAGGCTACCCATATCAAAAGATGGTAATGGGGGTAACTCTGCACCAAATATAGTAGCAAAGAACAATATGCATGGCTGCAAGATAAAGTGATACATTAAAGCAATACCACATGTCCAACCAACAAATGGTCTCCAGCCACCAATGAATAAAGAACCCGACTTTGCCTCTTCCTGATTAACAGCAATTTGAGACATAGCTAGTTCTTGTGCGTGACGTTCAGCCATTGTAGAAATCTCGTGAGCTAAAGCAGCCTTCTGATCTTTATCTTCAATGAACTTGTCAAGTAATCCGGTGACTGGAGATATAAGTTGAGCTAACATTATTTAGCTTTCTTCTTAGCCATGCCACCTTTATTCATCATACCCATTTTGTTACGTACAGCTTTAGGTAATTTCTTTGCTCCACCAGTAGGTTTTTTCATAGCCATACCGCCAGCTTCATAGCCCATAGACTTCTTAGCCATGCCGCCACCCATCATCTTTGCTGCAGGTTTTTTCTTAGCCATGCCGCCTGCCATATAAGTAGAAGGTTTTTTCTTTGTCATACTACCAGCCATTTTCATGCCGCCACTTTTTTTCATCATTTGAATACCCTTTGTTTAATTTCAAAACGCTCAACACCAATGTCTCGCAATTCTCTGTCTGTCATGTTTTGTAATTTCCAGTAGTTAGCTCTTCGTTCTTGTGCAGCTACTGCTCTGTGCCATAATCTTTTTAACATGGTATACCTTCCCTTTTTTAAAATAAAGTAGATCAGATAATCTGACTTACTCAGGAAGTTATACCATACTTAGTTATAACATAAAATTGCTATAATTGCAACCCTGTTATGTTTTATTTACCTTTACTATTGCAATCACAAAAACCTGACCAACCAAATAGGTGTAGTATAATTCCTGTAGCAATAAGTCCAGCAAGTCCAGAACTTCCTAGGTTTTCAATTAGATCAACAATGTTGCCTACTGCATCCCCTAAGAAGATAAGATTGCTAGGTCCAACGAGCATAGCTGCCACGATAGACAAAGTTAAAAGTGCAACTCCTATTTGAGTTATACTTGCGATAGATGATTTCATTTTATCCATTTAGTATTCCTTTAAATTATTAAACTTTAAGATGGTTATGTTATCTAAACAAACCTGTCTTTCTCATATCTATTAATCCTCCCTTTGCTCGTTTAGTAGCTTTACCTC